GGGAACAGCCACCTAGTTCTGATGCTGACGGAGCTAGGACGTCCATAATGCTCGAGATGATCATCACCGAGGACAGCAGTACCATCCAAAGTGAAGAACTTCAGCAGAGCTGGCCAATCGCCGAGTACATCTGTCGGCGGTTTGGGGACCACGGTCCACCCTCTTACGAGGGGAACTTGGTAATCCCTATGAGTCCTGACCGCCTCACGGCGGTCGAGCCCGAGGGCGGACTCACGGCCAAGCACAGCCGATGTAGGCGAGACATACGGGTAGCGTTTAATCAAGACGCTACCTAATATCTCATCCAGACAATAGGCTGTTTGCCACATGCCTCTCCAATAGAAGAGGTTGCGGCTAGCAACCAGACTGGCTACATCGCGGGCATCACGGTGTGAGGAGGGGACCAATTTCTTTATCTTAACTGGCGTCACATCGACGCCAGCGAAGTAATCCCCGCCACAAGACTCTCTGAACCTTCCGGTCCAGAACGACTTGTCGGAATTGACCCTAAAGCCGAAAAGCTCGAGGGCCTCCGTCACACAATGCACCTTATCCACAGGGACAATAATGTCGTCCCCATAGACACGCACGCTCCCCCAGTGCCGCAAAATCTGGGCACGGAGGGAGCCAGCGGAAGATTCCTGTTTGCATATCCCGAAGAAAACAACGGCAAGAAACACCATTGCTTCGACGGGAAATGTAACAGCCGATCCCATAGACGCGTACTTGGCGAGGGGTATCACCCCATGGCCGGGTACTGCAGCACGCTGTGAGCGGACCGCTTCCAGGCTTGACAAAAGCCAAGGCGAGTGCGCGAACACTGCACGAACGTGCTTCATGGAGACACGATCGGATGCTTCACTCAGATCGAGTGTTGCAAGGGATCCATCACTGGAACCCCTCTGGGCCAGGAGCTGATTAGGCTTCTGATCCGAGAAACCGATCATCGAGTAGCAGGCGTTTAACCGCGTGCTGCCTCGAACCTGATCCGCTTCGAGAAGCGGTACTAGGAGATCGCGTAGGGCCTGCTGCATGTATTGCATCGCAGCAGGCTCAATAGCGATGATCCGTGGTGTCTTCAGCGTTTTAGGAACAGGAACAACCCTAACGGGCAACTCCTGCTCCGGGTCGGGGAAGTGAACATTGTCCATCTCCTTATAATAGGAGTGATTCGGAACGGCGTAGTCCACAAAAGGGAAAACGTCGTCGAGACGGGTCGGCCAGGTTTTAATCTGGTAGCGCTCATTCGCGCCTAGCCTTTCGGCCACCGACCCTGGACCATGTCGCGGACGTAGCTCGCCAGTGCTAAGAACATTTTCAGCACGAGCAAACACATCCCCGAAGAGAGCAAGACTGATATGTGCCAAGCGATTATAATCGTCAGCACTAATCTCATTCTCTCTCACTTCCTTCTCTGTCGTGACATACTGCCGAAAAGCTGCACGTACGCGGTGTTCAGCGCACGGCACTTCAACTTTCCCAAACATCCGGGTTAGTTGGCGGATAGAAAACACCGCATCGGTGGACACGTCACGACGAATCTCACCACTCAAAGGATCGAACACCTGGCTGAGGAAACCCCCCAGAAATAATGGGAGGGGCCCACGCTTCTTCTTGAAAGCTGTGAAGAGCGTAGAGTCAACACAACCCCGGTCCAAGGCGCATTCGAAATCGCGCCCGAATTGGGGGAGGGTAATTGTCAGAAAAGACAAACCCTCGTGTTCGGTCCGGCTCGCGACTGTAATACCGTCACGAGTTGTGCTGGTGCCGCACCAGCCAGCGAGTTCTTCGCTGGCTACCAACCATATCTGTACGAGGCTTTTCACGGGTCCTCCTTACGGGGGTACTCGGTCCAAGGCGTCACACAGACGATCGCGACGTTGCACTCGATCGAATCGAAAGTTTGCAACGTCACGAGCCTCTAGGCGGTCAAGCCTAGAGCGGTAGACAGTAGATCGTCCACCGGGCAACAAGGGGGGTATTAACTCTCCCCACCTAGCAGCTTGACAGTATT